ATGGCAAAGATCGCAAAAGAACTGACCGCTATGGCAGTTTCAAGGCTCAAAGAGGATGGTGCCTACGCTGTTGGCGGTGTACCAGGATTGCAGCTGCAGATCCTCGGAGCCTCAAGAGTATGGGTGCTGCGCTTTGTGCTGCATGGCAAACGCCGCCGCATGGGGCTTGGCAGCTTTCCTGCCGTTTCCTTGGCTGAGGCCAGAGAACAAGCAAGACAAGCCCGCAGCCTGATTCGAGCTGGTACTGACCCAATCGACCAACGCAGCAGCAACAGAGAGACGATCGTGGCTGCTGCAGCGAAGTCTCTGACTTTCGCCCAAGCTGCAGAGAAGTTCATCGCTGCGCATGAGGACGGCTGGAGCAATGCAAAGCACCGCCTGCAGTGGGTCAGCACCATTAGCACCTATGCCAATCCCATCATTGGCCAGTTACCCGTTGCAGTGATCGAACAGCGGCACATCCTGCAGATCCTTGACCCCATATGGCGCAGCAAGACAGAGACGGCATCTCGCCTGCGTGGACGTATTGAGCAAGTGCTCAACTGGGCAAAGGTGCAAGGCCTGCGTGAAGGTCCAAACCCCGCCCGCTGGCGCGATCACTTAGATCTACTGTTGCCTGCACCAGAGAAGGTTTCTCCCGTGAAGCATTTGTCGGCCGTGCCCTTGGCAGAAGCAAAGCGCGTGTGGCAGTTGATTTGTGACACCGGTGGCATGGGGGCCCAGGCACTGCAACTCCAGATCCTCACCGCTGGCCGCTCCGGCGAAGCTCGTGGTGCCCTATGGAGTGAGTTGGACTTGGACAACGCTGTGTGGGTAATCCCCAAGGAGCGCATGAAAGCCAAGCGTGAGCACCGCATCCCCCTGCCCCGCCAAGCGGTTGAGTTGCTGCGCAAGCAGCCTCGGATTATTGGCACCGACCTGGTGTTCCCCTCCAGTCGCAATACACCGCTTTCAGACATGACCCTGACAGCAGTTATGCGCCGCTTGAAACGCACGGAGGTGCCCCACGGCTGGCGGTCGACGTTCCGTGATTGGGTGGGCGATTGCACCGACTACCCGAGCGAACTAGCTGAGATCGCCTTGGCCCACTCGGTGGGCAGCAAGGTGGAACAGGCCTACCGCCGTGGCGACATGCTGGAAAAGCGCCGGCCACTGATGCAAGAGTGGGCCGACTTTTTGACGTTCCAGTCTTAACCCCTCAAATCTTTATACGCACACGCGTGTGTGCGTGCCTGCACGTGCGTGATCACATTTTTAAAACAGCCTAGGGGGTGCGGGAAAAGTGTAATTTCCGAAATCAGAGCAGATGCTTACTTGCAAACCATTTGCTAGCAACGATTCCAAGTCACTGGCAACTGTAATTTTTAATGTAATCTTTAAGTAATCAATTACATATCTATAAAGTAATTTGAGAAAAAGAAGAAGCCTAATAAAAACAAAAACTTAGAAGAACGCCGTAATTTTTATTACGCTGGATTACAGATCGATGTAATCAAAGAAAGCTAGGTTTCATGCGGGTTTCCAGAGGTTTCAGTTATCACCAAACCCTGATTACAGTTTTCCCGACCCCTGCCCGGATTTTGTGTTTTGGAGGCTCAAAAGACGAGGTACCAGGTGTATGCCAAAACTGCTGCAAAGGTCGTCATTTCCCGTCGCACCCAAGATACGCAACTACCGCAGCAAAGGCGCACAGCCATTGTTTTTGCTGGTGATCGTCTCCACCGTCGAAAGCGACACACGAAGCGGGCGGGCGAGGCGGGGTTTCGAGCGCGCGCCGGGGGAGCGGATTGAGGTGGCAAGGCTGGTTGAGAGGGAAAGTAGGTGGCAAACACACGCAACAGCTGATGCCAAACAGGCAGCCAAGATAAGTCAGCACTGACTAAACGATTGATTTAATTGATTTTTTTCAATCGCAATTCATCTAAAATACTTCACCATGCACTAAAATACTGTACATAAACACAGTGCTTAGCTATAGTGCTGCCAAGGAGATGTTCAATGGGTCGCGAGTGTCAGCATGAAGGTAAGCAGGAGCAGATAGAAAGCGCATATTTATCGGCGGTTGCGCTTGACCACATGCTTCAGGCCGCCAAAGATGCGCAGATCAACGCAGCAATGCTGCGTCAATTGCTCAAGCCGGTATTGCAATCCCTGGAACAAGCTACTGACTAAGCCTATTGACAACAAAAGCCCCGCGGTGCGGGGCTTTTTATTGGCTGGATCAAGTCTGCTCCCGGCCCAAAGCAATCTTGACTACCGATAATCTTTGCTTATAGTTTTAAATTTTTATAAATAAAGAGGGGCAGGATGAACAAGGCTAAATTTCTTCTTTTGAGCTTTGCTATGGCTATTTCCGGACTTGCTAGTGCTCAAAAAATGTCTCTACAAGACATTGCAGATCATGAAGCTTCTGAGTACATCAACAGAACTAATTCCTCTTTGAAAGAAATCGAAGAACAACTTCTTAGTTACCCAGATTTCAAGCTAAGCAAAAAATCTATCGACCTTGCAATTGCTAAAGCAGAGAAAGAATGGGGAGGCCCTGAAATCTGGAACCAAAAGGCTGAATTTGTTGCGAAAACTGCGCTAGAAGAAAACAAACTCTCTTGCCCTGAGCTTCTAAGCGAGTTGGTACAGCGTCGAAAATTCACTGTCCCTCAGGCCAACTATGCAGCTAAAAAACTGAAGGTTTGCCAGTAGCTCCCGATAACTCCCACTTATCGTCGTGTCGGCTTCTTGCCGATAGCAGCCCACCAATAAATCAAAAAAGCCCCGCAGTGCGGGGCTTTGTCATATACGTCGATCTCCGACGATTACTTCAGGGGCTGGGACTGCGGTTCATCCACTCCCGGCAGCCGGTAAGTTTCAAACCGGCAGATCTCTTCCCCCGCAAAAGCATTGATTGTGCTGGCCAGGTGGGTTTGCAGGGGCTGGATCTCGTTGCGGGCAAACACACGTGCGGCATTCACCACGTTACCAAAAGCCACGCCACTGGTGGGCACCACACCGATCAGCTCGGGCGGCACGCGGTGAGCGGCCAGCTGGTCGTCGCGGCTGACGTTCTTAATGTTCAAGAATTCGTCCTTGGCTGTGGCCTCTCCAATCGGGATCAACTTGATGCCGTCCTTTTGCCCGTTGGGGCTGTGGAAAAACAGGTTGCGGAAATTGCCGATGCCCTTGCTGCTTTTAAGCGCTGCCCGAATGCCATCCACATCGCCCTGGTTGGGCTGGGGGTCGGTCAGATAAAGGATGAAGCCCGCATGGCTGCCATTGGTGTAGTAGCGGCGGCGGAACAATGTGGCCGATTCATTGAGCAGGCTGGACTGCAAGCTGGCCAAGTACTGCGGCACGCCGTAGATCTCTTGGTCTACGTCCGGCTCCATGATGTGGCAGATGCTGCCAGCGCGAAACTCGTGCACCTCGTTCCAGCGCGGCATAAAACCAAAGCGCTGCAGATCCTTGTGGCGGCGGGTGTACTTGGCCAGGCTGTGCTTGAATTTCATGCCCTCCCCCAGCCGGTTGCGCGGTTGCTCTAGGTAAGCATTGCCAAACACCAAGTACTCCTTGGCCACCTTGAGCATGGTCACACCGTCCAGCATGGCGTGCGGCTTGAACGTGCTGGCCAGCACCTTGGCCTTGAAGTCGATCGCGCTGGCATGGTGTACGCCCGCACGCAGCATGCGCGCTAGCCCGTCCACGCTCACTGGCATTTCATACCAGCGACCATCAATCAGGTTGCACTCAAACAGATCGAAGATCTCGCGCCGGTCTAGCACGGCCTCGGGCTCTCCAAAGGTGAAGGCCTCGATCGCCTGCGGTTGCTCTAGGGTGGTGGCCACATCAGTCATTTAGCAAATCTCCAAGATCACGCCACTGCCTTGTTGCACACCGCCCACGGCGGCCGCTTCCAGTGGCTCGTTGTCTAAAGCATTCATGCAGGCCCATGCCAAGTCGGCGTGGCCCGCTTCTTCACTGCGGCCGCTGGCATAGGTCACGCTGCGCCCGCTGGAGGTCATCTCGCGCTTGATGGCCATAAAGCTGCGCTGCAAGTCCAGGTCACCCGCATCAAACTCCAAGCGGCCGGCACGGATCACGCTTTGGGCCTTAAGCACCAGGCGGGTTTTCACATCCATGCTGAACTGCAGCCCGCGCACTGCAGGGAAGAACTTCTGCACAATCTGGAAAACGCCCGTGCCAAGGCCGGTCGTGTCGATCGTGATGTGCTCCACGTTGTACTTCTGGGTCAGCTTGCGGATCTCGTCGGCCTGTCCCTCAAAGTCCGCCCCTTTGAACTGCATGCGCTCCAGCACGCGGAACTTTCCGCCCGGCTTGTCAGGCGGCGCCAACACCACCAGGCCCGCCGCGTCGCCGGTGTGGCTTGGGTCGTAGCCAATCCACACCCGCTTGTAAGCAAACGGTCGCATGGCAAAAGGCTTGAAGTCATGCGCCCACGCCTCCCAGCTGTCCACATGGCAGCGCATCAGCTCTGACAGAGGGAAGACCGAGAAGCTCTCGTCCACAAACCCGCACATCAGCAGGTTGTCCCACTCCTGGTCGCTGTACTCAAAGCGCAGCTCGTCCAGGTCAAACAGCTCACAACCACCGGCAGCGGCATCCAGCACCGTGACAATCTGGCGCCAAATCTTGTCCTCACCTGTAAAGCCACCGGCCAGCCGGTCATGACTCAAGTCCAGCTCAATGCGGTCGGCCTTGCTGCGCTTGCGGTTGATACGGTTGCCACTCCAGAACGCATAGGCCTGGTGCTGCAGGCTGGATGGCGTGCTGAAGTACGTTTTGCGCCATTTCTTGTGCATGGCCATGCCGCTGGCCACCTTGTTGAGCTGGTCAAAGCTCTGCGTCCAAAAGAACTCGTCAAAGTAAAAATTGCCGTGGTAGCCCTGCGCTGTGCGGGCGTTGGTGCCCAAAAAGTACAGCGTGGCCCCGTTGGGCAGCACGATGGGGTCGCCCTTGAGGTCAATCCCCAGCACCTCTTTCACAAAGGACAAGATGTAGCCTCGGAAGATGTGCGCCTGTGCCTTGCTGGCTGACAAAAAGATCTGGTTGCGCCCCGTCTCCAGCGCATCAATCAAGGCCTCACGGGCAAAGTACCAGGTCGCACCAATCTGGCGACTCTTCAAAATGGCACGGGTGCGCTCCTGGCTGTTTTGCCACCAGGTCAGCTGGTACTTGAACAGGCTGTCGATAAAGGCCGTCTTGAGTTTTTCCAGCCCCTCTTCCCCGCCCAACTGGTTGCTGCGGTCTGGCTGGCGCTTGGGCGCTGCATTGCGGGCAGCTATGTTGGGGTTGAGGTCGCCCTCCTTGCCTGTCTCCGCGTACTTGTGCACACGAGCCAGATTCGCCATCTGGCGGCCCAGCAGGTCAATCTCTTTGAAGTCCCCGCCCGTTTTGTTTTCCTTGTTGATCAAGGTGCATAGACGCATCTCCAGCGTGCCCTCCACCCGATCTACCGGCTTGGCCTTGTCCCAAGCATCCGCTGCTTTCCACTCGTGCATCGTAGTTCGGGGTATGTCCAGGTGCTCGGCAATGTGCGTCACACGCCAGCCCATCCAGTACAAGGCACGGGCTTTGCGCCGCTTGTCCTGGCTGGTGTCGGTCAGTGCACGCAGCACGTCCAGCTCGGCCGCTTCGGGGGCGGCAGCTTCGGCTTTTTGGAATGGGAAAGGGTTTTGCTGGCCTTGGCGCAAACGCGCTTTTCGGCTCTCAGTTGGTGGCATACCCGCCAGTTTGGGCGTGCATTCACGCGCGTGCACCTGCGCGTTTATGTAGCACGCACCGCTACAACCCAAAGCGTTTGCCGCTGACAGGGGTGCGGTCAGACCATAGAGGCTACCGCTGCAAAGCACCCCTCAACTACCCCTGAAGCACATGCCCACCAAGTCCAAACTATTCCGCGTGGCCACCGAAGGTGCCACCACCGATGGCCGTGCCATCCAGCGCAGCTGGATTGAGCAGATGGCTAAAAACTTCAACCCTGCGAAGTACGGAGCCCGTGTCTGGATCGAGCACATGCGCGGCCTGCTACCTGACAGCGCCTTTGCTGCGCAGGGCGATGTGCTGGCCGTCAAAGCTGAAGAGGTGGAAGACGGCAAGCTGGCTTTGTTTGCCCAGATTAAGCCGCTGGAGAGCTTGATCGCCATGAACAAGGCAGGTCAAAAGCTCTACACCTCCATCGAAGTTGACCCCAACTTTGCGGACACCGGCGAAGCCTACCTGGTCGGCCTGGCCGTCACCGACACACCCGCCAGTCTGGGCACCGAACTGCTGACCTTTGCGCAGCAAAACCCAGCCGCCAACCCGCTGGCAGGCCGCAAGACCAGCAAAGACAACTTGTTCAGCGCAGCCACCGAGTTCACCTTGGAGCTGGAGCCAGAGCCATCCGAAGCCACCACCGGTGCCGTGGCTGCTGCGCTGGAGAAATTTACAGCCGTGGTGAGCAAGCTGATGGGCAGCGAAAAGCCAGCCTCCCCACCGGCAGTACAGCAGCACAGCGCCCAAACCCCAGACATTGCCGCAGCCCTGACGGCCATGCAAGACATGGCGAAAGCCTTTAGCACCCAGCAAGCCAAGGATGCCCAAGCGCTGGCGGAGCTGCAAGGCAAGTTCAACCAGCTGCAGACCGGGCACAACGACTTGGTCACCAAGTTGAGCAAGGAATCTGGCGACCCGCAACGCCCTGCTGCCTCTGGCGGTGACGGCTACGAGCAAGCCGCGTACTAAACGCCGAATCAGTCAACTTCAAGGAATACATATGCGCAACGAAACCCGCAAGCTGTTCAACGGCTATTTGGGCACCCAAGCCAAGCTCAACGGCGTGGACAACGCCGCCACCCAATTCAATGTGCAGCCCTCTGTACAGCAAACGCTGGAGACCAAGCTGCAAGAGTCCAGCGCGTTTCTCTCCAAAATCAACATCATTGGCGTGGACGAGCTCAAAGGCGAAAAAATTGGCCTGAGCATTACCCGCCCTGTGGCCAGCCGTACCGACACCAGTGGCAACGGCACACGCAAGACCGTAGACCCCACCACTTTGGGCAAAGAGGGCTACGAGTGCGTGCAAGTGAACTACGACACGCACATTCGCTATGCCAAGCTCGATGCGTGGGCCAAGCACAAGGACTTCCAACCAAAAATCAGTGGTGCCATCGTGGAGCGCTGCGCGCTGGATCGCATCATGATCGGCTTTAACGGTGTGAGCGCAGCTGCCGACACCGACATTGCCACCAACCCTTTGCTTCAAGACGTAGCCAAAGGCTGGCTGCAGCACATCCGCGAAAACGCAGCCCAGCGTGTCATGTCAGGCGTGAAATGGGGCAATGAAGCTGCGGATTACAAAACACTGGATGGCCTGGTCTTTGATGCAGTGCAACTGTTGGATACCGTTCACCAAGACGACCCCAACTTGGTAGCCATCGTCGGCCGCGGCTTGATGCATGACAAGCTGTTCCCGCTGGTTGATGACCAAAGCGCCCCCACAGAAAAACTGGCCGCTGACATTGTCATCAGCCAACGCCGTCTAGGCGGCCTGCCTGCTGTGAAGGTGCCCTATTTCCCAGAAGGCACGGTGCTCATCACCTCGCTGGACAACCTGTCCATCTACTTCCAAAACGGCAGCCGCCGCCGCCACGTGAAAGACACGCCTGAGCGCGATCGCGTGGAGACCTATGAGTCGTCCAACGACGCATGGGTGGTTGAAGACTTCGGCATGGTTGCACTGGTCGAAGGCATTACCGAGTACCAGGCCCCTGAAGCACCAGTTGGCGGCTAACCCCTTGTCTCCGGTCGAAAGGCCTTGAGCCGCTGACGCTGCCACATGGCGCAGCGGCTCTTTTTTGCCACCCCAGCCCCCTTCAAGCCCATGCCCAAAACACCTGCCCAACGCCACATGGCCCGCGTGCTGGCTCAGCAAGAAGCCGAGCGTGCCGCAGCTGCTGACCCATTTGGCGCTGCCAGCGGCACCCAGCACGAGCTGATGCTGGCCCAGCTGCACGCCCACATGCGCCAGCTCAAAGAAATTCAAGCCACCGAAAAAAAGGTGGAAGCCAAGCGCAAGCTGCTGCCCGAGTACATGGAGTACCTGGACGGCGTGCTGGAAGCCGATGCCGGTGTGCAAGACCCCGTGGTCACCACCATGCTGGTGTGGCTGCTAGATGTGGGCGACTGGATGCAGGCGCTGGACTTGGCTGCCTACTGCTTGCGCCATGGCCTGCAGCTGCCTGACCGCTTTAACCGCAACGTGCCCACGCTGCTGCTCGATGAGGTCAGTGAAGCCGCCCTCAAAAACCAGCTGCAAGGCGTAGATGCCTTGGTGGTACTGGCCAAGGTGGACGAGCTGACCCGTGAGCTGGATGCCCACGACCAAGCCCGCGCCAAGCTGCACAAGGCGATTGGCTGGGCGGCCATGGGCAAAACCAGCACCCAAGACCTGAACGCTGACGAGATCAAACAACTGGAGCTGGACAAGGTGCACATCGCCTTGGAGCACCTGCAACGTGCCATGGCCTTGAACGACAAGGTAGGCGTGAAAAAAGACGTGGATCGCTTGGCCGCTCGCCTCAAAAAAGAGCCCGCCGACCAAGCCCCCAACTGAGCGTACCCCGCACCCGGACGGCTCAGGGGCTGCGGCCAGTCAGTACCACTGCACGACGTCAACGCCCCTGACCACCGTCCCCTTGTAAAGCCACCACCATGAGCAACGGATTCTTTGTCACCGCCAACCCGCCCGCTGCAGGCCAAGAGCCCACCGTCACCAATGACGGCTGGTTCCCAGACATGGATCCTGCCAAGGTGCGCAACGCCTGCCGTTTGGATGGCACGGTCACGGCTGATCGCCTGCTGCCTGCACTGCAAAACGCCATGCTCACCGTGAATGCCGAGCTGCAAGACTGGGCCGATGAGCAGCGCTGCCGCTGGGGCTACGCCAACTTGGCCGATGTACCCGCACCGCAAGTGGGAGGCGAGAGCGCCAAGCTGCTGCACTACCGCCGTGCCGTACACGCTGCCCTGCAGGCTGACCTGGTGCAAACCTTTCGCGGCATGCCCGCCATGACCACCGGCAACAAGCTCGACCGTGAGAGCGACGATCTACAGCAAACCGCAGGCGACTACTTGCGCCAGTTGCGCAACGCCATCTCCGACATTCGCGGCAGTGCCCGCTGCACCGTGGAGCTGCTCTAAGCCATGTCCACCCCAGTGCGCACCCAGCAAGGCGAGAGCGTGGATGCCCTGTGCTGGCGTCACTACGGCCGCACGCAAGGTGCCGTAGAGGCTGTGCTGCAGGCCAACCCCGGTTTAGCCAGGCATGGACTGGTGCTGCCCCAAGGCATCTTGGTTCATATGCCTGTGCTGAGTGCGCCGCCCCCCAAACAAACCGTATCCCTATGGGACTGAGCATGAGCAAAGAAGAACTGATGCACGCCGCCACTATGGAGGCGGCCAAAGGAGCGCCACCCATCGTGGTGGCCACGGGCGCACAAGTGCAAGGCTGGTCATCGGCTGACCTGATTGCCGTGCTCACCATCATTTACTTGGTGCTGCAGATCCTGTGGCTGCTCTGGCGCTGGCACAAGGCAGCCAAAGCCGACGGTAACTCCACCGAGGTGCAGGGATGATCAAAAAGTACTTTCCCCACCTGGGCGGCAGCTTGTTCCTGGGCAGTGCCACGCTGGTGGGCTTTCTAGCCACATGGGAAGGTGCTGAGCAGCATGTGGTCTATGCCGACAAGCTGGCCGGGGGCCTACCTACGGTCTGCAAAGGGCTCACACGCCACGTCACCAGCACGCCCATCATCGTGGGTGAGCGCTGGAGCGCCGCCAAGTGCCAGCAAGAAGAAACCGCCGCCTTGCAGCGCGTGCAAACCGCACTGGCCCAGTGCTTTCAGGTGCTGCCGCCTCAGTATGTGTTTGATGCGGCCAGCAGCCATGCCTGGAACTTTGGCCACCCCAGCACCTGCACCAGCTTGGCCATGGCCAGCTTTAACCAGGGCGACTGGGTCACTGGCTGCCGCCGCCTGAGCATGAGCGACACAGGCCGCCCCGTGTGGAGCTTTACCAGCCACATTGATCCCAAGACCGGCGCCAAGGTTTTCACATTCATTCAGGGCTTGGCCAACCGCCGCCAGGCTGAAACCAGCTTTTGCCGCAAGGGGGTTGTATGAAAAACCTATTGGCCGATGTGATGCTGTATGCCGTGCTGCTGGCCGCTGGTGCCATTGCCGGCATCACCTACGAAAGTTCGCGGCAAGCGCAAGCCGATAAGACCGAGTTGCAAGAGCTGCAGCGCCGCGCTGCCAGCAACGCTGCCTGGTTGCGTGGTGAACGTGTGGCCAGTGAAAGCCGCCTGACTCAACAGATTGCCGATCTTTACACCCAACTCTCCACCACCCAAGGCCAAGCCAATGAAGACCACCAAACTCATGTTGCTAGCGTGCGCAGCGGCACTGTCAGCGTGCGCGTCCCCATCGTGCCCGCCAGCTGCCCCAGCGTCGGCGTGGGCACCGCCGCAAGTGCCACCCCTGCAGCTCCAACCACGCACGCCCAACTTGACCCAGCGGCAGCAGCAGATCTTGCAGCCATTCCCCACGAAGGCGACGCCGCAATCCGCGAACTCAATACGTGCATCGCCCAGTACAACGCAGTAAGGCAAACCCAGCAAGACTGGCTGGCCAGCCTGAACCATCTGGAGCGCCAGCATGATCAAGCCCCCTAGCCTGCGCGCGCACCTCACGGCCGCACTGCCGCAGCTGCGCCGCAAGCCTGAAGACCTGATGATGTTCATCAAAGATGGGCACATCTCCGCCACTGGCACCAAGGCGCTGGCCTGGCAGTGGCACTACACCGTGCGCCTGATTTTTTGCGACTACGGCGGCCACCCCGATGCTGTGATGGGCCCCGTGCTGGTGTGGCTGCGTGCCCACCAGTCCGAGCTGCTGCACAACCCCGATACCCAAAAACGTGCCATCCGCTTTGATGCTGAGTACCTGAACAGCAAGACCATGGACTTGGTGCTGGAGCTGGACTTGACCGAGGCCGTAGTGGCACGCCCCAAGCAAGATGGCCCAGCTGGTGCGTTTGAGTTGCATCACCGTACCGAGCCACCCGGCCCGCACGACATGCCCACCGATACCGTCACGGCCCTGTACCTCAATGGCCAGCAGCTGGCCGCATGGTCTGCTCTTCCAAGTTCATCCGCACCAGGCGCATAAAACATGGACGACCTGCAGCGCCTAGACACATGGCTGGCCCCACTGCTGCACCAGCTAGGCCCCAGCCAGCAGCGGCAACTGGCCCGCCAAGTGGCCCTGCGCCTGCGCGCTGCCAACCAGCAAACCATGGCCGCCCAGCAAAACCCCGATGGGCAAGCCTGGCAGCCCCGCAAAAACCGCAGCCGTGATGCCCGTGGGCGCTTGCGCCAAGGCCCCATGTTTAGAAAGTTGCGCACCGCCCGCCACCTGCGTGCCCAAGTGCTGGGTAATGCGGCCGTGGTGCAATTCATGGGCAGGGCTGAGCGCCTGGCACGCATCCACCACTTTGGCCTGCGCGATCGCGTCTCGCCAGGCGGTGCTGAGATCTCCTATCCAGCCCGTGAGCTGATTGGCATCAGTGAAGAGCAGCTCGACCAGGTCACCGATCTGGCGCTGAGCTTTCTCACCCAAGACATGTAAGTTGCTTGTAGGTTGTCTGCTTTCGGCCATCAGCGGACGGCCAGGATTCAGCAAGAAAGCTGTCGCTCAATGACTCATTTTGGGGATATCACGTAAAGATTCCTCTGTCCGAGAAACTCGTAATCGATGCGCCTTATCAGACACGTGCAAAGTCTCACCAAGCTATATCATTGAAAATCGGGAATTTTTTCAAAATTCTGCAAAATGCACCATCTGTATCGGTAAGACCTAAACGGCCACTTCTTGGGAGGGCAACACTATGAGCGATATCAATTCGCTGGAATTAATCCAAAAAGCACTAAGTGGCGGGAGGACTCAGAAAGTTCTTCGTTTCCTGATGGGGATACTCGGTGGGACACCCTACGTAGGCGGGGCAATTGGCGCCAGTGCGACTGCATGGTCTGAAGCAGAGCAAACCAAGGTCAATGTGCTCATACTAAATGCCCTGAAAGTCCACGATGAGTGGATCAATGAAATTGATAAAAAACTTGTCGATGTATCAAATAAAAAATGGGTTGTTGCCTACATAAAATTCAAGCCGAATTCTTTCGAATTCGTTGATACATCAAACGTATCTTCATTAACCGATAACGGGCATTTAGATTTCACTATTAACTTTACGAGTGCATTGACATCCAAGTTTGTACTTCAGTGTTTTGGAAGTAGCGAGGTCAAGCTCAAGAGCGTGGAGGAGACGAAAACCCACGTACGAATACAGCTTCTTGAGCCAACACCCGAAATAGTCACATTTGTGTTTTTCAATCTTGATTAGTGCTTAAGTCCCAGCCGTTTGTTCAAGCGTGACCGTCTTATGGCGTGACACATCAAGTCGACCACTTATCTCCAACGTTGCGAGTCTTCTTTCTTGAATTTTGACTGGCTGCTAAGGGTCGCGAGCAGTCAATGCGCTAAGTAACTTGACCCATCCTGATGGTCGGTACATCTACAAATATTCCCATCAACAATGCAAAGCATGTTGATGGGCAGCGCTCTATTTAGACGCTTTCTGCAAACCTAAGTTTTTGCTGTAGCACCCGCCGCTACACGCGCACGCGCTGGCCTACGCGCAAGGGGCTGGGCACCATTGCTGGTATGCCTGCCCAAGCCCCTGAACTGAGCCCGGTGGAGTTGTACCGCCTGCTTGCCAACATGATCCGCGCCGGTCGTGTGGAGCAAGTACGCACCGGCTCAGCTGCCAACCCTGCCCGCTGCCGTGTGCGCACGGGCGAGCTGCTCACCACTTGGGTGCCATGGGTCAGTCAAGCAGCTGGAGGGAATAACAAAACCCGCCATTGGCGCACACCTGCCATTGGTGAGCCGTGCCTGCTGCTGGCCCCTGGTGGTGACTTGGCCCAAGCCGTGGCCCTGCCCGGCCTGTTTAGCGATGACATGCCCCAAGGCGCGGTCAGCGAAGACGTGGAGCGCCATGACTTCAGTGCCTCGGACTTTTGGGAGCACAACCGCCAGAGCAGCACGCTGCGCTTTGAAATCGCCGCTGCCATTGAGCTGAAGGTGGGCGGCTCTGTGCTGCACATCACCCCCGAAGGCGCCACGCTGACCACACCCGAGTTCACCGTTGACAGCGCAGACAGCACCTTCACCGGCGCAGTCACTGTTAACGGTCTGCTCACCTACAAAGCGGGCATGGCGGGCAATGCTGGTCAAGGTGGCAGCAACACCATCGAAGGCGGTTTTGCCGTCACCGGCGGCAGCATCACCCACAACGGCAAGCGCGTGGACGACGGGCACACCCACCCAGACGCACATGGCGGCAATACAGGAGTGCCCAACTGATGAACCGCACCACCGGCCGACGCGTCACAGGCATCGCACACCTCAAGCAATCCGTGGCCGATATCCTCACCACCCCTTTGGGCACGCGCCTAGAGCGCCGCACCTACGGCAGTCTGCTGCCCAGCCTGATCGACCAACCTGACAACGGCCCCACCCGCCTGCGCTGTTACTCGGCCATTGCCAGCGCCTTGATGAAGTGGGAGCCACGCCTGCGTGTCACCCGTGTGGGCATTACCTCGGGCAATAAGCCCGGCCAAGCCACCGTGGACTTGGAGGGTGAATACCTTGGCCAAACGGTCAGCCTGTCCACATCGCTGCAGATGCGAGGTGCCGCATGAGTGTGAATCTCTCCGAGCTGCCCGCACCCAACGTGGTGCAACCGCTGAACTTTGAAGCCGAGCTGCTGCGCCTCAAAGCCATCGTGCGTGAAGAAATGGCAGGCGTTGAGCCTGAGATTGAAGCCATCTTGGCTCTGGAGTCCGAGCCCCTGGTCAAAGTGCTGCAGCGCATTGCCTATGAAAACATCGCCATGCAAGCGCGTATCAACGACAGCGCCCATGCTTGCATGCTGGCCTATGCCACGGAGCAAGATCTGGAAGTGTTCGCTGCCAACAATGATGTGCAGCGCCTGCCCGGAGAGTCTGACGATCAGTTGCGCCGCCGTGCCCAGATGGCGTTTGAAGGCCTGACAGTCGCGGGCAGCAAGGGCAGCTATATCTTTCATGCGCTGGGCGCAGATGCCCGTGTGCTGGATGCCATGCCCATCACCCCCACCGGCGGCACAGTGCGCGTTGTGGTGCTCAGCACCGAGGGCGATGGCAGTGCCAGCCAGGAACTGCTGGACAAGGTCAATGCAGCGCTCAGCCCTGACGATGTACGCCCCATGAGCGATACCGTGGAGGTGGCGTCTGCCGAGGTGTTGCCCTTCACTGTGGGCGCACAGCTTCGTGCCTACCCCGGCCCCATGCAAGCCAGCGTCCTCGATCGTGCCTTGGCCAGCCTTGATGCCTACTTGGCCAGCTGCCGCAAGCTGGGCTATGACGTAGCCATCACAGGCATTGCAGCAGCTCTCCATGTGCAAGGCGTTCAAAGCGTGGTGTTTGATGCCGCCATGCAGGACGTGGAAGTGCTGCCCCACCAGGTGGCGTATTGCACTGCCATCAACGTAACGCTGGAGGCTGGCAGCTATGTCTAGCGCCCCCACGCTGCTGCCCCCCAATGCCACGCCGCTGGAGCGTGCCTTGGCCAAGGCCTGTGCCATGCCGCACAGCCCGGAAGAGATCCGCAAGCTGTGGAACCACCGCTCCTGCCCCCTGCACCTGCTGCCTTGGCTGGCGTGGGCATGGAGCGTGGACGAGTGGGACACGGCATGGACGGAGGCTCAGCAGCGCGCCATGGTGGGGGCATCCATCAAGCTGCACAAGAAAAAAGGCACCGTGTGGGCTGTGCGCGAGGCCTTGCTGCGCTCGGGCCTGGAGAGCGTGCGCGTGATTGAAAAGCCCGCAGATGCTGCGCACTGGTCGCACTTTGATGTGGATGTGGCGGTGGTTGACCGGCCATTGACCGAGCACGCCATCAACCGCGCAGCTGCTTTGATTGAAGAGAACAAAGCCCAGCGCAGCGTGCTGCGCACCTTGCGCACCTCACTGCAAAGCAGCGGCAAGGTTTACGTAGGCATTGCTCTGCTGTCTGGCGACACCACCACCGTTTACCCCTTGCAGCCCAAAGACCTCAACCCAGCCACCGTGGCTTTTGCGATGGGTTTTGGCCTGCATGACGCCTTGACCACCACGGTTTACCCCCGCCCAACCCTATGAGCAACTTCTACACCCTTCTCACCCGTGTGGGTGCTGCGCTGCACGCCAACGCGCAAGTGAACCAAACCACAGTGCCTTGGACGCACATGCGCCTTGGCGACGGCAATGGTGCCGCTGTCACCCCAACAGAAAACCAAACGGGCCTTGTGCGCCAGGTGCACACGCTGCAGATCACCGATATCGCCGTGCACCCCGACAACCCCAACTGGGTGGTTGTCGAAGCCGTGGTGCCCAGCGATGTGGGCGGCTGGACGGTGCGCGAAGCAGCTATCTATGGCGGTGCCGATGGCAACACCTGCATTGCCGTGGGCAACTACCCAGAGACCTACAAACCCGTTCTAGCTGAAGGCGCCGGGCGCGAGATGGTCATGCGCATGGTGGTGGAAATCTCCAGCGTGGCCACCGTCAAACTGCAGATTGACCCAGCCGTGGCCATCGCCAGCCGGGCATGGGTAGAGAGTTTGGTAGCTACGCCTGCCAAAGCGGGGTTGGTGAAGTTTGCGAGCCAGCAAGAACACCTAGATGGAGAGACCAGCAGTAAAGCTGCTACCCCTACAGGCGTGCATGCTGTAGTTGGAATCGCTACTGAACAGGTGATGGTTGAGGTGCTGCTGGATCGCGCAAGAATCACAAAGCTGGAAGATGATGGGGGCTTGCTTCAAATCACTGGCAATGCAACGCTGACAGGCACGGATAACAAGTTGGTGATGGTTGGCATCGTTCCCGGTATCAAGTTGCAAAAGGGTGACGTGATTCAGATTGCAGGCGCGGGGGAGGTCAACGCGAAGCTGCGCACTGTCGAAAGCATCATCAACAGCGGCGAGCTAATCCTGAACTACGAGCATTGCGGATCGCGCGGCAACGGTCCGCTGAAGCTGCAAGACTACAGCGGCCCTGTGACGATTACTCGGATTGCCAAGTGGCACAGCGCTCCGCTTGGGTTAGGTCAGGCATGGGTGAGCGTAATGAGTCTGCGTGCGGTAAATACCGACTATCCCAACACAACAGGACGGCCATTTCAAGTCAGTGTCACTCTACTTGATAGCGGCGCTGGTTCTGGCGCTGTGGTTGTTGATGGGGTTTCTGCTGGGTCTGTTTCCGGCCCCTCTTCGGAAGGCCATACACAAGCGCCAATCATGCCGATTGTCCCGTCTGGCTCCACATATCGAGCGGCGCGCGATAACGCAAGCCAAACAATTCAAGCTTTCTCGGAGATGCGGTAATGAATAAATTTTTTTTCAAAGATGGTGCTCCCACCGCATTTTCTCCTTTGCAAATAGCCGAAGGATTGGCCGCTGGCCTGCAAGAGCTAACAGAAGCAGAAAAGCAAGCGCACTTAAATCCGGTGCGTGTTTTGACGGTGGAATCGGTCAAGGATGCAATCACACAAAAGCGCTGGGAGGTAGAAACAGGCGGCCTAACACTGCCCAACGGCGTGCAAATTGCTACCGGCATCGATGACCAAAACCGCATCACCAGTGTGATTGCCAATGCCCGACTAGCAGGCCTTGATTCTGTGAGCTTTAAAGCCGCCAGCGGCTGGGTCACGCTCACGCTGACTGAGTTGGAAGGCGTGGCGGCAGCCATTGCCATGCACGTGCAGCAATGCTTTAGTGCGGAGCGTGCGCATCACGAAGCAATTGATTCACTTGAAGCGGCGCATGCAGACAATCAAGAGGCGCTGCAGCAAGCATTGCAGGCCTACGACTTGGAGCAAGGCTTGCCCGCCACGGACCTGCGAGAGCCACAGCCCGCCTAGTTCTTGCTGTAGCACCCACCGCTACACGCGCCCGCGCTGGCGCACGTGAGGGGCTGGCGGCACCCTTGAGGGGTTGCCAACTTCAACCCATCCAGCGCCCATGTCTACCGAATACCACCACGGTGTGCGTGTCCTCGAAATCACCGAGGGCGTGCGCACCATTCGCACCGTCTCCACGGCCATCATCGGCTTGGTCGCCACGGCTTCTGATGCCGACGAGGCCACCTTCCCCTACAACAAGCCGGTGCTGATCACCCATGCCCGCAACGCTATTGCCAAGGCGGGCAAGCTGGGCACGCTGGCTGCATCGCTTGATGCCATTGCCGAGCAGTGCCTGCCCATCATTGTGGTGGTGCGTGTGCCTGATGGCGTGGGCGAAACCCCCGAAGAAAAAGCCGCCAGCCTGACCAGCAACGTCATTGGCACCACGCTGGAAAACGGCACCTACACCGGCATGAAAGCCTTGCTGGCTGCCCAAGGCAAGCTGGGCGTCAAACCCCGCATCCTGGGAGCCCCCGGCTTGGCCACACAGCCAGTGGCGACCGCCTTTGCCACGCTGGGTGAGCAACTGCGCGCCATGGCCTACTGTGGCTGCTACAAAGATGTGGTGGCAGATTCCCTGCTCTACCGCGGTGAGTTTGGCAAGCGTGAGCTGATGCTGATCCACGGCGACTTCCAGCGCTGGGACACCACGGCCAATGCCACTGTGGATGCCTACACCGAAGCCTATGCCTTGGGCCTGCGTGCCAAGCTGGACTTGGAGCAAGGCTGGCACAAGACCCTGTCCAACGTGGCCGTCAACGGTGTCACCGGCATCAAGCAAGACATTTACTGGGACTTGCAAAACCCCGCCACCGATGCAGGCCTGCTCAACAGCAACGACATCACCACGCTGATTAACCGCGAGGGCTACCGCTTCTGGGGCAGCCGCACCTGCGCGGACGAGCCGCTGTTTAGCTTTGAGTCTGCCGTGCGCACGGCCCACGTACTGGCCGACAGCATTGCTGAGGCGCACATGTGGGCGGTGGACAAGCCGCTGCACCCCAGCCTGATGAAAGACATTTTGGGCGGCGTCAACGCCAAGATGCGTGAGCTCACCTTTGGCGGCTACCTGCTGGGTGGGCAGGCTTGGTTTGATGCCGATGCCAACCAAGCAGCCACCCTCAAAGAAGGCCAAGCCTTTATTGACTACGACTACACGCCCGTGCCGCCGCTGGAGAACCTCACCTTCCAGCAGCGCATCACCGACCGCTACTTCGCTGACTTTGCAACCCGCGTGCAAACCGGCTCCTAAGCACCACCCCTGAACACCTGGAGCAATCACCATGGGAATGCCCAAGATTCTTAAAAACTTTGCCACCTTTGTGGATGGCACCTCCTACGTGGGCGAGGTCACCGAAGTCGTGCTGCCCAAGCTCACCCGCATCTTGGAGGGCTATCGCGCAGGCGGCATGCGCTCTGAGGCCAAGGTAGACCACGGCTATGAAGCGCTGGAGGCGGAAATCACCGCCGCTGGCTGGCTGCAGGGCGTGCTCAAGCAATGGGGTGGCGGCGTCAGCAGCGTGCCCCTGCGCTTTGCCGGTGCTGTGCAGTCTGACGACGATGCGGAGTACACATCCGTAGAAGTCGAAATGCGTGGCCGCTGGGAAGAGATTGACCCCGGCAGCGCCAAAGCTGGCGAGGGCACTGAGTTCAAGTGCAAGTTAGCCGTCACCTACTACAAGCTGACCATCAATAGCGAAGAAATCATTGAGCTGGACAGCATCAACATGATTGAAAAGGTCGGCGGCACCGACATGCTGGAGACGGTACGCCAGATCTTGGGCATCTAAGCGCAGCCCCCTTCCCCGCTGGGCGCTAGCCGCCCAGCCTTAGCAACCACTCCCAAACCATCGCCCAGACTATGAACACCCCAGAAACCCAAGCCACGTCCACTGCCACCCTCGTAGACAACGCATCCAGCAATACCAGCACCATCAAACTGGACACACCCATCATCCGCCCCAGCGGCCAGACGATTACCGAAGTCGTGGTGCGCAAACCCCTGGCGGGCGCCCTCAAAACCGTGGCCTTGGCTGATCTGCTCAGCTGCAAATACGAAGCGGTCGCCACAGTGCTGCCACGCGTCACCACGCCAATGCTGCACAAGCAAGACGTGGAAGCCATGGATCCCGCCGACTTCTTTAAGTTGGGTAGCGAGGTCGCCGGTTTTTTGCTCAGCAAGGAACTCAAGGCCTCCCTGCCTGCGTAGAGCAAGTGATTGCCGAGGTGGCCTATTTCTTCCATTGGCCCCTCGACAGTCTGGAAGCCATGCCGCTGCCCGAGTTGATGGACTGGCGCAACAGGGCGGTGGGCATACACAACGCCATCAACGCGCCCCCTGAAAAGTGAACCCCACCCATGGCTGAGAAAAACATGCGCTTGCGCGTCATTCTGGATCTGGCAGACAAGGCGCTGGCACCGCTCAAGCGCATCAGCCAGGGCAGCAGCGAAACCGCGCAAACCCTCAAGGCCGCCCGTGACCAGCTCAAGCAGCTGGACGCCACCCAAAAAGCCGTGGGCGCTTTCCGCGAAACCCGTGCAGGCCTGGGCGAGACCGAGGCCAAGCTGCAAGCAGCGCGTGAACGGGTCAAGCAACTGGCCCTGCAATTCAACCAGGCGGGCGTACCCACCAAGGCGATGACCACGGCCATGGCGGCCGCACGCACTGAGGCCAACCAACTGGGCGCCAAGTTCAATAGCCAGCAACAGCACCTGCAGCAGCTGCGCGACAAGCTGCAAGCCGCTGGCATCAGCACCAAGAACCTGGCCGAGCATGACAAGCAGCTGCGTGCCAGCATGGCCACCACGCGGCTTGATATCGCCAAGCAAACGCAGGCACTCAAAGCACAAGCTGACATGCAGCAGCGCGTAGCAGGCATCAAACAAGCGCAGGCCGACAATGTGGCAGCGCGTGGCAATGCACGCGGGGCCGTGCTCGATGGCGTGGCCTTGGCTGCTGCCTTGGGCGCCCCCATCAAAATGGCTATCGACTGGGAGCAGCGCCTGGCAGAGCTGAACAAAGTGGCCGGTAAAACACCCGAGGAGCTGAACTCGATTGCCTTTGCCGCACAAAAGCTGGCCGTAGAGACTGGGGTGGCGCGCGAGGAAATCATTGGCGCCTACATTGCCGCCAGCCAGGCGGGCTTTGACGAAAGCGAATGGGCCAAGTTTGCCGAGGTGTCTGCCAAGATGGGGGTGGCCTTTGACACCACCGGCGAGAAGGCTGGCGAAATGCTCAAGGCTTGGCGTGCCGGTATGAACCTGAGCATGGACGAAGCCGCAGCGCTGGCCGGTGCCGTGAACCACATTGCCAACAATATGAACGCCACCGCCAATGACATTGGCGATGTGCTGCTGCGCCAAGGCGCCGTGATGAAGTCCATGGGCCTGAGTGACACCCAAGCCGCCGCACTGGCGGCCACCATGCTCTCTGGCGGCGCGACCTCTGAGATTGCTGCCACAGCTGGCAAAAACTTCATGGGCGCATTGACCAAAGGCTTTGCAGCCACCAAGGGCCAGCGCGAGATCTGGGAAATGATTGGCCTGAACCCTGAGAAGGTGGCCAAAGACATGCAAAAAGCACCGCAGCAAGCCATCAAGGCCGTGCTGGCCAGCCTCAAGACTTTGGAAAAGCACGAGCTGGCCCCCGCCATTGGCATGCTGTTTGGCCAAGAGTCGGTCGGGGCAGCCTCTCAAATCGTGGGCAACATCGACGGCCTGCTCAAAGCCTTCAATCTGGCTGGTGACAGCGCCCAGACGCTGGGAAGCTTGCAAGCTGAGTTTGACAGCATGGGCGGCACCTCTCAGCAGCAAATGAAAAAAATGGGGGAAGTAAGCAAAGTGCTGATTACGACCCTTGGCGAGGGTCTACTGCCCGCACTCAAAGACATTACCAAAGCGGTCATACCTGTCGTCTTTGGCATGGCGGAATGGATGCAAAACAACCAAGGGCTGGTGACCGTCATCGTTGCGACCATCGCTGGCCTGATGGCATTCAAAATTGCAGCCATTGCATTGGCCTATGGCTGGACTTTCCTCAAGGGCGCATGGCTAGCAGGCCGAGCAGTCTTGATGACTTTGCGCACCGCCATGATGCTGCACACAGGCGCCATGGTAGCCAGCACTGCCACCAGCCGCGCAGCAATCGTGATGAGCAAAGGGCTAGCTGCTGCACAGTGGCTGGTCAATGCTGCAATGTCTGCCAACCCTATTGGCCTGCTCATCATTGCCATCGGCCTTTTGATTGCTGCAGGCGTGCTGCTGTGGAAAAACTGGGATGAAGTAGTGGCCGGTGCCAAGCTGGTTTGGCAAGACCTGTCCAACTTTCTGGGCAACCTCTGGAGCAGCATTGCCACCACAGCCAGAACCGCCTGGGCTGGCATGGTGCAAAACTTCACCCAGTTTGGCAGCTGGATCATTGACGGCATCATTGGCGGCATCACCAACCGGTTGGCGGCCTTGAAAGAAACCATCGTGGGCGCGGCCAGCTCGGCGGCCAACTGGTTCAAAGAAAAGCTGGGCATTGCCAGCCCCTCCAAGGTGTTCACGCAGTTTGGAGGCTGGATCAGCGAGGGCGCAGCCAAAGGCATTGAGGCTGGCCAGGCCAGTGTGCGCGCAGCTTCTGTGGCCATGGCGGCCGCTGCCCTGGCGCCAGCCACTGCAGCTACTGGCAATGCAGGCGGCGCAGGCCCCGCGCCCACCGTGGCCGCAGCACCAGTCATCATGGCCAAGGCACCTGCCCCCGCTGCAGCGCCAGCCGGTGGCAACACCTACACCATCACCATCCAAGCAGCTCCAGGCGCTGACCCCAACGCCATCGCCCGCGCGGTGGCGGCTGAGCTGGACAAGCGCGAGCGCACAGCCAATGCCCGCAGCCGCAGCGCTTTGTATGACACCAACTAAGAAAACCACCCCATGACCGGATCCATGCTCATGGCCTTGGGCCAATTCATTTTTGGCATTGAAACGCTGGCCTACCAAGAACTCAAGCGCAGCAACACTTGGCGCCACCCCAGCAGCAGCCGCATTGGCGCCCGCCCTGCCCGGCAGTTTGTGGGCGTGGGGGATGACACCATCAGCCTCTCTGGCTGGGTGGCCCCCGAGCTGGTTGGCAAATACACCAGCGTGGCAGAGCTGCGTTCCATGGGAGACAGCGGGCAGGCCTTCGCCCTGGTCAGCGGCACAGGTGAAGTGTTTGGCCAGTACGTGATTGAAAGCCTGAGCGAAACCGGCACCCTGCACCATGCAGATGGCACCCCGCGCCGCATCGCGTTTGATCTGCAGCTGGCCCGCGCTGACGACAACGCAGGGGGCGCGAAAGTCACGGTCAATGAGCAAGGCCAGTACGTAGCGCCGACCATGGCCCCCGGCGAAGAGTGAGCGCCATGGCAGACAACGTCACCACCACCCACTACCAGCACCTTGCCCCCACCTACCGCCTGGTGGTGGCAGGCAAAGACATTACGCCCAAGCTCAGTGCCCGGCTGGAGAGTCTTTCACTCACCGAGGGGCGCGAGAACCAGGCCGACCAGCTTGACTTGGTACTGCTAGACCATGACGGCCAAGTCATCATCCCCTCCAAAGAAGCAGAGATTGAGCTGTACATCGGCTGGGAGGGGCAGCCCCTGATCGACAAAGGCAGCTTTGTGGTGGACGAGGTAGAGCACAGCGGCGCGCCAGACAAACTCACCATCCGCGCCAGGGCGGCCGACATGGGCGGCGAGATCCGCACCCGCCAAGAGAAAAGCTGGCACAGCACCACACTGGGCAACGTGCTGGCCGAGATTGCCAAGCGAAATAGCCTTACACACAAGGTAGATCAAGCGCTGGCAGCTATCAAAGTTGCACACCTTGACCAGACCAATGAAAGCGATATGCACTTCATCACCCGGCTGGCCCGCAAACACGATGCGGTGGCCACGGTCAAGAAAAAGCATTTGCTGTTCATGCCCATCAACGGAACCAAAAACAGCAAGGGTCAAAGCCTGCCGGTGGTCACCATTACCCGCGCTGATGGTGACCAGCATCGCTGGGCCACCAGCGCCCGTGATGCATTTGATGGCGTGCGCGCCTGGTGGTCTAACAGCGTGAATGGCAAGCGCAAAGAAGTGATTGCGGGCAAGAAAACCCGCAACATGAAAACGCTCAAAGAAACCTATGCCAGTGAGCAAGATGCCCTCGATGCCGCCCGGTCCGAGATGCAGCGCCTGGAGCGTGGCGGTGCTACCTTCTCGCTATCGCTGGCCATTGGCCGCCCGGAAATCACCGCCCAGTCACCGATTGCAGTGCGCGGCTTTAAGCCGGAAATCGATGGGCAAGACTGGCTGGTCAAAGAAGTCACCCACCGCATGGATGGGGGCAGTGGGTGGACTAGCCAGGTGCAGATGGAGAGGGGCGCACAAGAAGACAACGGCTCTGAAGCCAAGCGCTGACCGTAAAAACCATCATGAATAGTTGCCTACTGATTTCATAGCGCAACTGCAAGCATGGCGTGAAGCAAAGCCGAAAGCAGCGATCAAGCGCAACGCAGTGCAGGCAAAAGCAGTCATATACTGTATGCATGTACAGTTACCACTACCTCGCAGGCCTGCCCGTTCCGGCAGACTCAGCCCCCATGCCACTGCCGCTGGCTGCAGCCAAAGTGCGTGGGGGCTTCCCCAGCCCTGCTGAAGACTTTGCAGCCAAGCGCATTGACTTGGCCAAAGAACTCATCTTTCACCCGCAGTGCACCTTCATCCTGCGTTTGACAGGCGACAGCATGGAAGGTGCGGGCATGTTTGATGGCGACCTGCTGGTGGTAGACAAATACTTGCGCCCCCAGCACGGTGACATTGTGGTGGCCGAGGTGGATGGAGACTTCACTTGCAAGCGCCTGCACATGCGCAATGGCCAGTTCCACCTGCACCCAGAAAACCCCACCTACCCCGACATACGCCCCAAGCCCGGCCAGACCATTGAGATCTGGGGCGTGGTCACCAGCTGCGTGAAGCGTTTTCGCAAGGCATAAGGCGCCACCATGTTCGCCCTGCTCGATGGCAATAACTTCTACGCAAGCTGCGAGAGGGTGTTTCGCCCCTCGCTCAAGGGCATCCCCCTTGTTGTGCTGAGCAACAACGACGGCTGTGTCATTGCCCGCAGCGAAGAGGCCAAGGCCATCGGCATCAAAATGGGCCAGCCCTACTTTCAGGTGCAGCACCTGCACACCACCCACGGCATGGTGGCCTTGAGTGCCAACTTTGCCCTGTACGGTGACATGTCTGACCGCATGATGAGCCTGGCTGCAGGCATGGGCCCCGAGCAAGAGATCTACAGCATTGACGAATGCTTTATTGGCCTGCAAGGCGTGGCTGACGTTACCCGCCGCGCCCACGCCATACGCAGCCGCATACAGCGCGGCATCGGCATCACAACCTGCGTGGGCATAGCACCCACCAAAACCCTGGCCAAGCTGGCCAACCACATTGCAAAAGATGCTGAGCGCAAGCCTGGCTCTTATCCACCCCACTTGGCAGGCGTATGCAACCTGGCAGAAATCAGCACGGAATTGCTAGCCCACATGCTGCGCTGCACGCCTGTAGGTGATGTATGGGGCGTGGGCCGCCGCATAGCCAAGCGCCTGTGCGAGCACAACATTGCCACCGCGTGGGAGTTGCGCAACGCCCCTGTGCCTTGGGTGCGCAGCCAGTTTGGCGTGGTGCTTGAGCGCACCGTGCGTGAGCTGCAAGGCATTGCCTGCCTGGAGCTGGAAACCCAGCCGCCCCCCAAACAGCAAATTGCCTGCACGCGCAGCTTTGGCAGGCCGGTGACAGAGCTTGCCCCACTGATTGAGGCTGTGAGCCACTTCACACAACGCGCTGCTGAAAAACTACGAGCCCAGGAACACCGCTGCGGCGCCGTGCACGTGTTTGCGCATACCAGTCCATTTCGGCAAGACGATGCCCGCTTTGCCCAAAGTGCCACCATCCAACTGGTGCAGCCCAGCGCAGACACCACCGTGCTGCTTGCTGCGGCGGAGCAAGGGGTAAGAAAGATTTATGAGCCCGGCTACCGGCTGGCCAAGGCGGGTGTGATGCTGCTGGACTTGTCGCCCGCCACGCTGGAGCAGGCTTCTTTGATTGAAGTGCCACAGCCTGAATGTGGCCGAGACATGAGCGCATTGATGGAAGCCATGGACCGCATCAATGCGCGCTGGGGGAAAGGGGCGGTGTGTGTAGGCAGTGCGCTGCAGGCCGGGGAGTGGCGGATGCGGCAAGATAGGAAGTCGCCAGGTTATACGACTACTCTAGAAAATATTCTATGTATTAATTAATGACTATTTCACATCAAAAATTTAAAAATTAGTCATAAATTTTCATATTTAATCTTACATGCTATATCTCTAATATTACCAATATCAAATGAATTTCTATCTTTAGAGTCTTCAAAATCGAATAATAATCTATATTCACGCTGATAATCATAACCAGATCTTTTTACAAACAAAACATCATTATCGCTCGGTAAGTAATGTTGTTTATTTTCATCTATATATTCGACTTTTTTCCCTTTAACATTAAGACAATATTTTTTATTTGCTTTTTGAATTCTCTCAAAGAATTGATTTACATTAAATACAAGCACTGCATAATGACCAAATTCCCAAATTCTTGGGTCAAACTTTTCTCTAATAATTCTCTTAATCAATTCAATTACACTATCATCTGATCTACACTTATTGTAGTCATCATCGTCACAATCTGCAGTTGTTAATGAAGACATACAATACACATATAAATCTTCAACCTCACTAGTTGAAAATGTTGTGGCCCCAATAAATCCGGTTATTTCGTGCTCGCCTAAGAATTCATTACTTATAGTCATAGTAAATGTATTTGGTTGCAACCAGATGGATGCACCTTCATGCTTATCGCCAACCAAAAAACTACCGTCGTCTTTTTCTTTAAACTTCGAGACTTTTGAACTACTGAGCTCACCGTTTAGCAAATCATCAGCACGTTCATCAGATTTAACAAATTTGATCAACCCTATCAGTTTTTCTTTACTCACAACAGTTTCCCCTCAGCCGCATCAACTCCCACCACCACACCCTGGCCCTGCTTCATATCCAGATCACAGCTGTAGATCATGTTGATGTAAGCACCGAAACCATTTTGGAATTGCACCTTGTCACCCAGGTGCGTGACGATGCCAGCTTCTTTGTCTTTCCAGCGAAAGCGTGAAAACTTTGGCTCTAGCGCGCCATCCGTCCATTTGGCGGAGTTCTTGGCCAGCTTTTCAATGTGCTCGGGACAATAAACACCCGCTGTAATCGTGCCTTTGTTTCCGATGCACTGTAGATCTTGCATACAGGCAGCATCTGCAGTTTCAGCAGCTTGTTTAGCGGCTTGTTTTTCTTCTTCGCTATCACCGCATGACACCACCAGCACACCAACGATTGCGGCCAAACCCAGAAAGCCGAACAGCGTTTGTCTGGCTGTGACACCTGGATTGCTTACGCCGCAATGTGGGCAGGTCTTGGCGTTGTGGGCAACTTCTTTTTTGCAGGATTTGCAGGGGGTCAAAGGCATCTGCCGTGCTCCGTTTAGTTATTGGTGTTGCGCAAGCGTACACACAGTAACCAAAAGGAACAAACGCCAAAGCTCAGTCAGGCAGTTTGATGGCCAACTTTTGTGAAATTGCCAACAGATCACGCAGCAGCAACGCGTTACTTGCGCCTTTGAGTTGCTCGGCCTGAACCATGCGTTCAAGGCGCTGAGGGAAAGGCAACAACTGCTCTGAAGTTGGCTCTGGCGTGCGCTTGCCAGTGAGGATGTAGTAGGCGTCAACACCCGCAGCCTCCAGCTTTGCGAGGTAGTCCAGATCTGGGGTGCGCTCGTCCTTTTCATAGTTGATCTGCGTGAACTTCACCACACCACCAAGGAGAGCGAGTTCAGTTTGATTCATCCCAAGGCGTTTGCGCTCTTCGCGGAGCCTTTCCCCAAAAGTCATCGAACGAATTCCAAATAGTTATTGACAGGTCATCGTTTGACAACCAAAATAGAGCCAAGTTAGTTACTAAACATCACTTCCCGCAACTAACAGAAAGTCAATCTTACATGACCAACCATGCCGAGCCAAAACCGCAGCCCAATGCGCTGAACCCCAACAAGCCGATTGCCCTGCGCCTGACCAACGAAGCGCTGGAGCGCACCCAAACCGCTGCACAACACGCTGGCCACCGCCCTACCGGCTTTGTGCGCCACCTCTATATGCAAGCCCTGGCCAACTACGAAGCCAAGCACGGTTTGGTAAGCCAGTAAGAGGTTCGCCATGTCTTCGCACAACGCCGCAACCATCCACCCTAGTTTCATGGGTAAGCCCGTCATTACTGCGGAGCCAATGCCTGTAAACAAGGTCAGCCCTATGGCTGAGAAAAAGTCATCAAAAACTGACTTGGCTGGAGCCCGTGCACGCAAAGGCATCAAGGAAAGCAGCCGCACCCTGTGCCCGCACTGTGACTTCCCGGCACTTACCCGCACCAGCACCCAGCTGTCCAAACTGGTCAAGCGCAGCATGCACAGCTGCACCAACCCTGAATGCGGCCACACCTTTGTGACCCATCAAGAAATTGTGCGCACCCTCTCTCCCAGTGCCACGCCCGACCCCAGTGTGTTGCTACCACTGTCCAGCCACGTGCGCCGCGATTTGTTGCGCGCCACGCTAGAGAACGCCAGTGAGTCTGAGCACAGCACCCAGTTCACCAAGCCAGTCAACGGTGACCTCTTTGCCGGAGGAACACCCACTGACTAAGCCCACCTAGCCCCCCTTTAACCGCCCGCCCTAGCAAGTGCCTTTTTCAAGGCGCAGGGATTTTTTTTGCCCAAATTTTTTGAAGGAGACCGTGATGTCAATGCCCGTACCCGAATTGATCGCCAATCCATACCCTCAAAGACTCTTGATTCCATTTCTCCAAATGATGCTGCGCTATGAGCGCGTGCAAAAGCAACTTCAAGAGTTAGAGGACTGCTTTTCCCGCGCTGATGAAGCATTTCGCGATGCCGTGTTTTGGGGGGGATGCGCCGCAGCCCAAGAAAAACACAATGCTTTCAACCACATCCGCGAGCTTGGTTTTTTGCCCTTGGTAGTGCCTGGCAGCCCTATGTGGCAAGCCGCTGCAGAAGGGGCTACAGCATGAGCCTGTTTCGCATTACCCACGTGGACGAGTGCCGCACCCGCCGCCGCATGAAGGTGCTGGCCGCCAACTGCCGCCAAGCCCTGCGCATGGTGGAGCAAGAGTTTGGTGATGCCTGGTACGCCTGCGCAGTGAAGCTGGAAGGCGGTGCGGTATGAGTAAAAAACTGATCGCCGTCAATAAGAAAGCCATCGCACTCGCCAATGCCTTAGACAAGGCCTGTGACGCAATGAATGCCTTTAGCTCAGCCTGCCGCGATGCTGACTTGCCATTCAAAGGCGCTGACGACAGCCGCATTTTGCTTTTGCAAGACATGGTGGAGTACGCCAATTACCTGCGTGCTGTGCATGAAAAGCAAGGTGGTGGTGCATGAGCGAACTTCTCCACGACATTGCCCAGCGCTTGGTGAACGACTACGAGTTCAAACCCACAACCAATGGGCAGTTTTTGCGCAAGGGCCACTGCCCCAGCTGTAGCCACAAGAGCTTGTGGACATATGCGGCCACCCCTTGGGTGGTGCGCTGCGAACGGCTGAACAACTGCGGCTATGAGGCACACGCCAAAGAGCTGTACAGCGATTTGTTTGAGAGCTGGTCCGACCGCGTGAACAAGGTGGAAGAGACCAAGCCCATCGAGCAGCGCAACCCCACGGCCGTGGCCGATGCCTATCTGCAGGAAGGGCGCGGTTTTGACCTGAGCCTGATCAAAGGGCTGTACACGCAAGAGCAGTACTTTGACGCCAAGGCCGACCGGGGCCGTGGTGCCGGATCTGCCACGGTGCGCTTTGCGGTGGCCAGCACGTATTGGGAGCGGTTGATTGACCGCCCCAACCGCTTTGGCAAGAAGAAAGCCAACTTCAAGTACGGCGGCACCTTTGCCGGCCACTGGTGGGCCATGCCCGGCTTGAGCTTTGCCGCCCCCAACCCTGAAAAGCCTGACGCACCCAAGCCCCCCAAAGAGCTGTGGCTGGTGGAAGGCATTTTTGATGCCATTGCCCTAGCACACCACGGCATTGCGGCTGTGGCCCTGATGAGCTGCAACAACTACCCGGAGCACGCCCTCAAAGCGATTGCCGAGCAGCTGGAGCGCGAGGGCAAGCAAGTGACACGCCCCAAGCTGGTGTGGGCCCTGGATGGCGACAAGGCAGGCCGCGAGTACACGCTGCGCCATGTCAAACGAGCAACCGAGGAAGGTTGGCAGTGCGAGGCCGCCCAAATCCCGCAACGCCGCGGCATGGCCAAGCAGGACTGGAATGACTTGCACCAGCGCGACCGCCTGCAGGACAAGCACATCACCGAGTACCTGTACCACGGTGCCCTGCTGATTGCGGACAACGCCACCGACAAGGCACTGCTGATCTACAACCACACCAACCGCACAGAGTTTGACTTTGACTTTGGCAACCGCCTGTACTGGTTTGAGCTGAACTTGGCCACCTACAGCAAGGCCAAGGACGACTTGGAGAAAGCCCAGGAAGAAGGCGCCAAGCACATGGGTGAGAAGGAGATGCGCGAGAAGGCACTGGAGCAAGCCACCGTGCTCAAGCCCATTGCCAACTGCCTGCCGCGTGCCCTGTACTACCAGCGCAATGAGGTGACGCAAGAGGCTTGGTACTACTTCAGCATTGCCCAGCCGCATGACAACCACCTGGTCAAAGGCACCTTCACGGCAGGCCACCTGACTGCTGCCAGTGAGTTCAAAAAGCAGCTGCTCAACCTTGCACCTGGTGCGATTTACAGCGGCAGCAGTGCCCAGCTGGAACGCATGATGCTGCGCCAGCTGGACAACATCAAAGTGGTGCAAACCGTGGACTTTGTGGGCTACAGCAAGGCCCACAAGACCTACTTGCTGGGCGGCTTTGCCGTGCACGGCGGCAATGTGTACGAGGCCAACGAAGAGGACTACTTTGAGATTGGCAAGCTGAGCATCAAGAGCTTGCAGCGCAGCATTGCCTTGCACATCAACACCGACCGCGACAGCCAGGACAAGAGCTGGCCCCAGCACCTGTGGAATGCCTTTGGCCCAAGCGGCTATGTGGCACTGGCATTTTGGTTTAGCAGCCTGTTTGCCGAGCAGATCCGCGAAGAGCAAATGTCTTTCCCGTTTCTGGAGATTGTGGGCGAACCCGGCGCCGGTAAGACCACGCTTATTCAGTTTCTGTGGAAGCTGTTTGGCCGGGATTACGAGGGTTTTGACCCGAGCAAGTCCACCTCCAGCGGCCGCCAGCGCACCTTCACACAGGTGTCAGGCCTGCCGATTGTGTTGATTGAGAGTGACCGCGAGACCAAAAGCGGCCACACCGCCCACGTCAAGAGCTTTGACTGGGACGAGCTCAAGGACGCCTACAACGGCCGCAGCGTACGCACCACAGGCGTGCGCACCGGCGGCAATGAGACGTATGAGCCACCGTTTCGCGCCAGCATTGTCATCAGCCAGAACAACCAGGTGCAGGCCTCGCAAGCCATCATGGAGCGCATATGCCACATGACCTTCACCACGAAGGGGCACACCAAGGCCAGCTTTGAAAGCGCCAAGAAGCTGGAGACCTATGAGATTGAGCAGCTGAGCGGCTTTTTGCTGGCGTGCCTGAAGCAAGAAGAGCACGTGCTGGAGACATTCCGCACGGAAACCGATAAGGCCACCACCTGGCTGCTGGAGCAAGACGGCATCTACAAGCCCCGTATTGCCAAGAACCACGCCCAGCTGCTGGCTGGTGTGCAGGCCATGAGCAAGCTGATGCGCATCACTGATGAGCAGTTTGCAGCTGTACGAGACCAGATTGTGGAGATGGCCCAAGAGCGCCAGCGTGCTATCAGCGCCGACCACCCGCTGGTGGCTGAGTTCTGGGAGGCCTTTGACTATCTCAACATGCTGCCGCGCAACGGCCCCGGCACTGACCATGCGCGCCCACGCCTCAATCACAGCCGCGACCCCTACTTGATCGCTGTGAACTTGAACGAGTTTGTGGAAATGGCCAGCAACCACCGCCAGCAGGTGCCCCCCATGAGCGAGTTGAAGAAGGTGCTGCGTACCAGCAAGACACGTCGCTTTGTGGACGCCAGCCGCGCAGTCAACAGCTCGATCACGCATGCATCTGATTCCAGCGACATCGGCAAAACCGTGCGCTGCTGGATTTTTGAAAACCCCAACCGCAACCAGTAAGGAGTAGCTATGCCCGGACAGATACCAGACCACCGCCCCAGCTGCCCGCCGCCTCGGCCTGGTGAAACGCAACTGAACAAAGCCAAAAGGACAGAACCCAGCCGCCCAGCGACTGACCAGAAAGCCGGTTTTAAGTACACGAACTCTGTTGCCACGGACTTGGCCAAGAAGTTCAAAGCCATCCAGCAGGCCCAAGCCCGTGAAGCCAAAGCCGCTGCCGCGATCGACCCACGCCAGCAAGGCCTGGAGCTGGACGTGCCCGCAGGCCATGCGCGGGTGGTGCCCTTGAAGCGAGGTGCTGCCGTATGAGCCCCACTACCCAAGAGCTGCAGCACGCACTGGATGCCATCCGACGCAGGCCTGCCCACCGCTACTGGCCTGCGACGCTGGCCGAGGTGCTGGCCAACCCCATCCAGTCGCGCCTGGTGCGCATCGAGGCCACGCTGCAGCGCCGACGCTTTAAGCCCGCCATCTACCGCAACCAACCAAGCACACGCGCACCGACTTTGGCCCCCATGGCCATCGACCACAAGCGTGCTGCAGCGGGCGATATCGACGATTGATTTGCAAAAGAAAACACCGCTAGCGCATACGCAACAACTGCTAGCAGCTATCAAAACCGGAGAACCAAAAATGACTGCAACCGCCATAGCACCAGAACTGAAAGAGAAAACCTGTACAGCCTGCAACGAAAGCTGGCCCGCCGATAAAGAGTTTTTCTTTCCCGGAGGCAAAACCAAAGATGGGCTCATGTCGAAGTGCAAAGCCTGCTACGAGAGCAAACGCCGATTTAGGCCCAGTTTCAGCGGTTCTCTAACTGCAGAGCTGCAAGGCTTGTTTACTCAAATTATTCAAAAAACAGAGCACACCGCGCACGTCAACAGCTAATTACGAAGAGATAAGCAATGCAATCCCAAACAACACAAGCGCAAGACGCTCACAAATCTGAATGCCAAATGCCCAGCCTGGCACAAGTCATCAAGCGCCTCAAGGCTGAGGCCGCCATGGTGAATGCCGAACTCAAGTCCACGCCCACCGACTCACTGTTCAACGCACGCGGCTGGCACTTGATCAACCGAGAGCAAGAGCTGCACACCACGCTGACCGTGCTGGAGGGCATGACACAGCAGCCCAAGGCGATTGAAGAACCAACCCACTGAGAGAGGGCCAACCATGTACATGATGATTTTTCGCGTTGTGCTGATGCCTGCCTTGCTGGTGCTGAGCTTTTTCACTGGCTGGCGCATGGCCGTGCGCATGATCACTGATGAGTGCCAGCGCTTTGGTGGCTTTGTTTCTGGCAATAAAGAGTTCCGCTGCATCAGCACCATGCAGATGTGGCTGATGCATGAGTCACCCAACAAGCGCATCTACATTGCTGGGCCAATGACTGGCCTGCCAGAGAACAACTACCCCGCATTCCATGACGCCGCAGCCCGCTTGCGCCGCCGTGCCTGGCACGTAGAGAACCCAGCGGAGAACCCGCAGCCACACACGGATGCTGCCTGTGAATGGACTGCCTACATGCGCATGGGCGTCAGCCAGCTCATGACCTGCCATGCCATCTACATGCTGCCCGGCTGGCAAAAGTCGAAGGGGGCTAGCCTGGAGTACTTCATTGCCAAGCGCCTAGGCCTGACCATCTACGAGCACGCCCTGCAAGACGATGTGCTGGAAGAGCAACTGCAAGCCCTGGCCAACCACGGCTCCAAAAAACCCAAAGAGATCCACGAACCCGCCTGCGCATAG